GAATTGCGGGAGAATATGGCGCGTATCGCGACCAATGCCCGTGCGAAACTAGACGAAGTTCAAGACAACACCCCAGAAGATCGTGCCGCTGAAATTGAGCGCGAATTTGACGCCATGATGGCCGATCACGATCAGCTTGGTCAACGTGCGGAGCGCATGGAAAAAGCTGACGCGGCAATCGCCAAATCAGAAGAAATTGACTACTCCAAGCGTCCACAGTTTGAAGATCGCAGCGCGCCTGCGGTTGATAACGGCGTTTCGATTTCTTACCGCTCTGCATTTTGCGAAATGATCGCAAGCGGCGGTGTTGCAAACATGAGCCTTGAAGCGCGCTCAGTTCTGGAAACAGAAAACCGCGTTCAAACGGCTGGAACAAACAGCGCAGGCGGATTCACTGTTCCTGTTGAATTGGCTGGCTATATTGAAAAGGCAATGCTTGCGTCAGGTCCAATGTATGACGACGCGCTGTTTACAACCATAAACACAGCGGCTGGCAACACGTTTAACATCCCGACTATTGATGACACTGCAGTCACAACAACTGCTCACACTGAAGGCACACAGCCAACGGATGACGGCGGCAAAGATGCAACTTTTGCGCAGAAAACTCTCAGCGCATACGCATTTGACACTGAGTGGCTGCGCTGGTCTGCCGAGTTGAACACTGACAGTGTTTTGAACATGGAAAGTTTGTTGGGCGAATTGCTTGGCGAGCGCATGGGTCGGACTGCTAACACAGCGTTGACCACTGGCTCAGGTTCGTCGGCTGTTGAGGGCATTGTAACCGCATCAACACTCGGCAAAACTGCGGCGGCGACTGCGGCTGTAACTGGTGACGAAATTCTTGATCTGATCCACTCGGTTGATCCATCATATCGCGCTTCGCCCAACACTGCCATCATGATGAACGACAGCACTTTGTCGGCTGTTCGCAAGTTGAAAGATGGCAACGGGAATTACCTGTGGCAAATGGGAAACTTCCAAGCTGGGGTGCCTAACAGCTTACTCGGCTACAATGTTGTCATTAACCAAGCGATGGACAGCTTGGCGACTGCCAAAAAGGTTATGATCTTTGGCGATATGTCAAAGTTCTATGTGCGCAAAGTTGGCGCGCCTTCGATCTATGTTGCGAGAGAGAGATTTGCTCCTGACTTTGGCATTCTTGGTTATATCCGCTTCGATGGTTGCTTGGTTAACACCGCCGCCATCAAGCACATGATCACTGCTTAATTAATATGGGGCGGGGCTATCATGGCCCTGCCCATTCCTTTTTTCGGAAGGTTTTTCAAGATGAAAATTAGAATGTTGACCAGCATGGCGGGTGCCGATTTTTCGCATAACTTTGGCGATGAAATTGAAGTGACCGATGCTGAAGGAAAACGCTTTATTGAGGCTGGCATTGCCGAGCCAGTAATTAACGCCACCAAGATTGAACGCGCGGTAAAAAAGGTCGTTAAAAGCAAGGCAACTAAAAAATGACACTGACAGCCCAACACGCGCTTGAGTTGGTCACGCCACCGTTGGCGCAGCCTATATTGTTGGCCGAGGCCAAGTCGCAATTGCGTGTCGAGCATAATGACGATGACACGATTATCTCGCGCCTGATCGGCGTTGCGGTCTCTTATGTTGACGCTACTGGCGCTCTGGGTGCCTGCATGATGACGCAAACTTGGGGTCAATGGCTGGGGCAAAACCCCGGCACTGTGACGCTATTGCTTGGCCCTGTGCAATCTGTATCTGCGGTCAAATATTACGACGTGAACAACGCGCTGCAAACCGACACGCTGTCAAATTATAATGTTTTAGGCACTGAAACGCGCAAAATTGTTGCGCCAAAAAATGGATTTAATTGGCCCACAACATTTCAGCGCGATGACGCAATTCAAATACAATACGTTTGCGGATATGGCGGCACGTCCTACAGTGTTCCTCAGAACGTCAGACACGCAATGATGATGCTGGTGGCTCACCTGTATGAAAACCGCGAGGCCACGCAAGGCGACAAACTGATTAGCGTGCCGTTTGGCTTTGATGAAATGCTCGGACAATCGCGGGGCCATTGGTATGGCTAGAGCAGGATTGCTGCGCGACCGTGTAACGTTTCAGCGGCTTAAATCAGGATCAGACGCTTACGGCAATGAATACGACAACTGGTATGATTTGGCGGCTCGATCCGCAGAATTAACAGAAAAAACAGGTCAGCGGCAAGTTGAGGGCGGCGCATTGCAAGACGTGGCGCGCGCTATTTTGCTATGTCGCTCTGACAGCGTCACAGCGGCGATCACAGCGGCTGACAGGGTGATTGCCAGAGGTATCACTTGGTCAATACAGACCGCCACACAGGCCGACGCAAAAAACGAAATGCGCGAGTTTGTTTTAGAAAAAGGCGTGGCGTCGTGAAGGTCACAGGCCAGCGCGCTTTATCAAAGCAACTTAAAAAAATGCCTGACACGGTGCGCGAGGAATTGGAAAAAGTCACGCGCCGATCAACAAAGCGGTATCGTAATTTTGCGCGCAGGATTGCGCCGAAAGCGAGCGGCAAAACAATAGACGCAATCACTAGTCACGTCATGGTCAACGACAACGGCGTTTTAGGTTTTGTCAATTTCAACACAGGCACCAAAGAAAGCGCAATCAGGCAGGTCAGCATTAGTTATGGCGCAACTCGCAAAGATCGCGGATCGACGCAGGGTTATCAATACATCCAAACAACACGCAATTTCATTGGCGATAAATTCCAGCGCGCAATTAAACGCGCGGTCAAAATCGGGATGGAGAAAGCATAATGGCTGATGGCTTTGGACTTGCGCTGCAAAAAGGTATCCGCACGCGGTTGATCAATTATACCGATCTCACCGCGCTGATCTCAACGCGCGTATACGATGAACCGCCTGCTGATGTTGTGTTTCCATACCTGCGTTTTGTTGAAGTGCAGCCACGCATATTTGATGTTGATGACAAAACAGGCGCGCGGGTTGACCTGACTATGCGCGCACATTCTCGGAGCGCGTCAGGTCGCGTTGAGGCCACGCAAGTTGTCGAGGCTGTTAGGGCAGCATTGCATAGGCAAGAGTCCAACGTAACAACAACAGGCTTTAACCTGATCGAACTTATTTTTGATGATTATTTCGCTGAACGGGATGCCGATGGCCGAGGCTACACGGCATACATTTCGTTTAACGTCATGATGGAAGCCACTTAGGTTTTCAACGCCTTTCTGCGGCTTAGGCACCCGCTTTTGAACGTCGGATGACGTCCATATCCCAACAGAAGGAGCCGTGATTATGGCAAAACAGTTAGGTCGCGGCTTATTGCTGGGTCTAGGCACAGAAGCCGATGGCGATGCAAACGCAAACGACACCTATACAACCATCGCAGGCATCAATTCAAAGTCTTTAACAATCAACAACAGCCCAATCGATGCAACAACGCCGGTTGATGGCGCTGAAGCTGGCGTGATTTGGTCGGAGAGCCTGTCTGGTTTAAAACAGATGACTATATCAGGCGATGGCATTTTTGCTGGTACGACCAGCTTAGACGCAGTGAACACGTTAGTTTTGTCTGCAAGCCCGATCAGAAATATCAAGATTACTGTGCCAAGTTTTGGCAGTTATTATGGCGCGTTCCATGTTGATAGTTTTGAGATGGGCGGCGAAACCGAAGGCGCTGTGACGTTTTCAATAAGCCTATCATCTTCGACATTGGTCACATTCGTCGCTGATTAATGATAACCGCTGAAGCACCAAGAGGAGGCGTTGTCGAGACAATCGGTGACGCCTCTTATTCGTTTGTTTTGCGTAATCGCGAAATTGAACGTTTCGAAGATAAGCACAGGGGCATCTTTGAATTATGGGAAGGGTTCTTTGATCGCGGTCAAAAGCCAAATTCAAAAGAAGTGCGCGACTTGCTTGCGCTTGGTTTGGTCGGCGGTGGCAAAAAAGACCACGAAGCTGACGCAATAATTCAAGCGGCTGGACCTGACTGTTTGCTGCGGTTTTATCAGATCGCGCAGGCAGTTTTGGGAGTTGCGTTTATGCCCGACGTAAACGACGAAACAGCATCAAAAAAAAAGTCAGCGAAAAGCCTCGCCGCTTAAACGTGCGGCAGATGATTAAAAGCGGAATTATTGCTGGTCTTAAACCTGACGATATTCGCAACATGATCCCCAAGGATGCCTTCCTTGTATTTCAAGGCTGGCAGGAAGCGCACGAACCCGCAACGCCGGGATCAGGCGCGCCGACCAAAGCAGAATTACAGCAAATGATGGAGGCTGCAGCCAATGGCAATCAGCGCAGAACAGCTTAACATCATTTTATCTGCGCAGGATAAGGCGCTGACAAAGGCGTTGGATCGTAGCACAAAGAACGTCAACAAATTTGCCAAGAAATCGCAGAAAGATTTAAGCCGCACATCCAAGTCATTTGACAGTTTGGGCAAAGCGGCCAAGCGGCTGGCACCAATACTGGCGGCGGCGGTCAGCGTTGGCGCGGCACGAAACGCCATCACGCTGGGCAAAGAGATTGCAGATTTGGCGCGCATTGCAGGCACGACGGCTGAAGAATTTCAAGAGTTGGCATTTGCCGCCAAAACGGTCGGCATCGATCAAAACAAACTGTCAGACATTATCAAGGATATGAACGACCGAGTTGGCGATTTTCTCGCAACGGGCGGCGGTCCTATGAAGGATTTCTTTGAACAGGTCGCGCCGTTAGTCGGCGTTACTGCAGATCAATTTCGCAACTTATCAGGGCCGCAAGCGTTGCAGCTTTACGCAAGCACATTGGAAAAAGCAGGCGCAAACCAGCAAGATTTTACGTTCTTTATGGAAGCGATGGCATCTGACGCCACTGCGCTTGTGCCGCTTTTACGCAATAACGCATCTGGATTTAAGGAGATCGGCAAGCAAGCGCGGGACGCTGGCGCGATCATGTCAAATGAAACTGTTGCAGGCGCGGCGGCACTTGACGCAAAATTAGATACGCTCGGCACGACCATTCAAAGCAGTTTTACAAACATGCTGATTGCAAATAAAGTTCAATTGCAGCAATTGACCGATTTTATAACTGATTACGGAATTCCTGCGCTGTCTAAATTGATATCGCTCTTGGCTAGCGCAGGCAATATTACTGGTGCGGCATTTGATGTAATTATGGGCAATGTTGACGATTTAACGATGGTCTCTGGCAATGTTGAGTTGTTGCAGCAAAAGATAGACAAACTCAATGCAGACAAACAAACTTTGATCGATACGATGGCGCTCCAAGACATAAGCGCGCTGCGCGAAGGCATTTATCCCCAATGGCTGCATGATATTAACAAGGGCATAACTCTAAGAAAAATTGACGAAATAAACGAAGCTTTATTTGCGGCGACGGATCAAATGAAAAAGCTACGCTCGGCGGATGGGGGCAATTCAAAGGACAAGGGCGGTCCCCTTAAAGTATCTTTGGAGGGTGATTTGCCAATAACGCCGTCGGCCTTGCCCGACAAAAATGGTTTTGGCAGTGGCATTGATTTTACTAATAAAGAATTGGCAGACGCCACCCGTGATCAAATGCAAGCATATGAGGATTTGGTGCGGTCGCTCAACCCAGCAGTCGATGCAACAATAAAATACGCCGAGCAGCTTCACATAATCAATGCAGAATTAGACAGCGGCAGAATTTCGCAGGATCAGTCAAACGCGCTGATCGACCAAGCACGTCAAGAAATGCAAAAGGCGCGGCGCGAGGCCAGCAAGTTTGCATCTGTTTTTGAGACTGTTGAAAGCAGCATTGAGTCGAGCATGATGTCGCTGGTCAACGGCACAATGAACGTCAAAGACGCATTTAAATCGATGGCGGCGCAAGTTGTCAGCGAATTATATCGCGTGCTTGTTGTGCAGAGAATGGTCAACGCGGCAACGTCTGGCATGGGCAGCGGCGTCGGCGGGTTTCTGTCATCAATGCTCATGGGTACACGCGCAGGCGGTGGCAGCGTCCAAGCTGGCAATGCTTACATGACGGGCGAAAGCGGTCGTGAATTGTTTGTACCCGCGCAAAACGGCAGAATATTGTCACCTGCGCAAACCCGCATGGCTGGCGGTGGCGAGGCTGTCACGGTCGTGCAAAATATCAACATATCAACTGGCGTTCAACAGACTGTCAGAGCCGAGATCAAAGGCATGATGCCGCAACTCGCAGATAACGCAAAGGCGGCTGTTTTGGATGCCAAGCGGCGCGGTGGTTCATACGGAAGGGCAATGGCATGACCATCTCATACCCGCTGGCAATGCCGCCCGTCACTAATATCAGATCAATTGATTTGACGGCAACAAACGCTGTCAGCTATTCCAGATCGCCTTTTACATTTGCAGGCCAAGCGCAAGAGTTTACAGGCAAGATGTGGCAAGCAACGGTCACTTTGCCAGCAATGAAACGCGCAGCCGCTGAGGAATGGATTGCGTTTTTACTATCGCTCAAAGGTCAGGTCGGCACATTTAATATGGGCGACCCAGTGGCAGCAACGCCTCGCGGATCTGCGCGTGACGCTGACAGCATTTTAGTCAACGGCGCACTAACAAACGGATCAGCAATTGCGCTCGATGATTGCCCAGCAAACCAAACAGGATATTTAAAGACTGGCGATTATTTGCAGATTGGCACAGGTTCAACGCAGCAACTTTTTAAAGTGCTGGCAAACGCTGACACAAATTCAAGCGGCGAAACAACCGTTGACGTATGGCCGAATGTTCGCACGACGATTGCCAATAATGCGGCGGTTACTGTGCAATCAACAAAAGGCATATTCCGGCTTTCATCAAACGAAACAAATTGGTCTGTCAACGAAGTCGCGGTGTACGGGATGACATTTGCCGCGATTGAGGCTGTTTAAATGAGCCGAGACATATCGGCGGCAATATCAAGCGCGCTTGATGATGATGTAATCAAGCCATTTTTTGCGGTAGAGTTATTATTTGACGGCAATAAAGTTTTGCGGCTTTGGACTGGTATCGGAACGCTTGTATATGAAGGCAATGATTGGGCTGGTGCTGGCGTATTGTTGAACATTTCAACCGTCGAGGAAACGTCAGATTTAGGCGTCAGAGGCGCTGTTCTAAGCATGAGTGGCGTACCTTCGTCAGTAATCGCCTTGGCGCTCACAGAGCCTTATCAGGGGCGCGTGGCTAACGTTTATTTCGGCATCAACCCAGAGGCCGCGCAAAGTAATCTGACCAAGATTTTCAGCGGTTATATGGATCAGATGAACATTGCCGAGGATGCCGACACTTCAACAATTGAGCTATCAATCGAAAACAAATTGATTGATTTAGAACGACCGCGCACAGCCCGATTTACGTCGGCGTATCAAAAATCAGTTTTTCCTGGTGATTTAGGTTTGGATTTTGTTGAGGATCTGCAAGACAAAGAAATTGTGTGGGGCCGTAGTGCAGGTTAAATTTGCGCAAGAGTTTTTAATTTCGTGCCGATATGAGGCGCAGGTTTTAATTCAACAGCACTGGCAAGAAATTGCGATGCACAAAAGCAAGATTAAATTAAATCCAAACTGGGCTGCATATGAGGCGCTTGAGGCGTCTGGTCAGTTATCGATTTTCACCGCGCGGTTAAAGGGCGAATTGGTCGGCTATTTTGTAACAATCAACACGCCAAATCCGCATTATAAAGATCACGTTTTCGCGGCAAATGACGTGTTGTATTTATCGCCAATTGCGCGGCGTGGCTGGGCTGGGCTGGGTTTAATTAAATTTTCAGAGCGGTGCCTGCGTGCAGATGGGGTGAGCGTCATGGCGATCAATACAAAGGTTCACCGCCCATTTGACGCGGTACTAAAGCGGCTTGGATTTGAACAGGCCGAGCGGGTTTATACTAAATTCTTAGGTGATAACTGATGGCAGTCACAGCGGCAGTATTTTCGACGGCTGGGACGGCAGCAGGCGTGGCTTTTGTCGCGCAAGGCATTGCCAGCTTTGTCATTCGCACAGTTGTGACGTCTATTGTTTTAGGCGCGCTTTCACCAAAGCCAAAGTTTGGCAACGCAGCGGCCAGCGGATCGGCATCAAGCGGCGAAGCAAGTAATCGCGGCTATAGTATCACGGCAAGCGGCAGCGCGCTTGATCATCAGATAATTTATGGAAAAATGCGGGTTGGCGGTGCGCGGATATTTGACGGCACAACTGGCGGTGATAATAAGTTTTTGCATCGCGTGCTTGGATTTGCTGGGCATGAAATCGAAGCGTTTGATGCGATTTATATCAATGATGAAGCCGCAACTATTGACGGTAGTGGAAACGTGACAAGCCCGTCGCGCTACAGCGGCCACATTAACATTTACACGCATCTGGGCGCGGCAGATCAGCAAGCAGACAGCAACTTAGTCAGCGCGGTGACTGATTGGACCGCAGACCATAGACTGCGCGGGATTGCTTATCTGTATTGCAAATTTAACTTTGATGCAGACGTGTTTCCAAATGGCTTGCCAGAAATAACGGCGGTTATAAAAGGCAAAAAAGTTTATG